TGCAGTTTCTATTAGGTCTGTTTTTTCCCATTCGTGATATTTTGTAAGATTGACTGATGATAAACAACAAATAAAACTATGCTCTTCGTCAGTAAAGAGGGTTATTTCAGAACAAATATTGGTCATTGTAACGTCTAAGTTATTTTTTTGATATGCTGGTGGATTAGCATTATTTACGTTATCGTCAAACATAATATATGGCTCACCAGTCTCAACTCTAGACTTTAATATTTTTACCCAAAGTTCCATTGCTTCAGGTTCTCTTCTTTCTAATTTTTGCATAAATTCATCATCTACTATTACGCATTGATGTAAATTTAAACATTGTCTATTAGGATCTCCTTTTGGTCTCCTTATTTCAAGGTATTCATGTATATCTGGATGGTTAATATGAAGATTTACTGATGCAGCTCCTCTTCTTACAGCTCCTTGATTAGTAGCTATTATAGTAGAATCGTATATTTTAGCCCAAGGTACTACTCCTTCAGATTGTCCTAATGATCCGTTACCTATTTTTCCACCTCTACCTAATTCTAGATAATCCTATACCTACACCTCCTCCTAAAGAAGTTAATCTCATCAATTCAGCATTTGTAAGACCTATACCTCTAATAGAATCAGGTGTATCTATACCAAAACAGGAAATAGGTAGACCTTTATCGGTGCCTGTATTAGATAATACCGGAGAAGCAAGGTTTAACCATCCTTTCCACATATATCTAAAAAATTTATTAGCTAAATCTGGTCTATCTAATCTTTCAGCAACTGTATTAGCAACTCTTCTAAAAGCTAATTTAGGAGTTTCATCTGGTAATAAGTATCCTTTAGATATTGTAGCTAATGATACTTCATTCATCCAATTAGGGTAATCTTTACCCTCTTCCCATTGGGAGTAATCTACTTGTATTGTCATGTTTTTTTAAATTAAAATGCGTTTGACCAATCTAAATGCCCTTTGCTATAATTTGTAACTCTATTAGCAAAGAAATCTGTATGTTGCTTACCTGCTATAACAGCATCAAACCATTTCATAGTCTTAAGAGCTCCTTTATCAATTTCAGATGAAGGTACTATAGGATTTAATCCTAAATCAGCCATTTTAGTATTAACTCTATGTCTGATAAAGTTTTTTAAATCATCTTTGCTTAAATTTTCCAAATCACCCATTTCAAATACTTTTTCTATAAAATCAAATTCAAGTTTTAAAGCTAAATGAGCTGCGTCTTCAATTTCTTTTACTAGTTTTTTAGTTTTAAATTCTGGATGTTCTTTCATTAATGTTCTAAATAACCAACAGCCTGCTTCAGAGTGAAGAGATTCGTCTCTTACAGACCATTCTACTATTTGTCCTACTCCTTTTAATTTATTTCTCATTTTAAAAGAAAGCAAAACAGCAAAAGATGAAAAAAGATTAACACCTTCTGTAAAAGCTGAGAATATAGCTAAAGATTTAGCTCTACTATGCCAGTTAGGAGTACCATCGTGATTATCTCTAACATTCATTAATGCTTCTATTTTAGCCATAGTAGTTTCATCTTCTAAAAACTCAGCAAAGTCGTCTAACCCTAGTTGCTCGTTTAGTAATGAGTAAGCTTCAGCATGTATAGTTTCGCTTGAACCTAATGTTGTACCCATCATTATAATTTCAGGCTTTCTAAACCACTTAGTAACTAAAGTAGACCAGTAATCATTAACTATAGTTTCAGTTTGTGCAAATCCTTTTAAAATTTGACCTACTACATTTTTTTCGTGATCTTTTAAATTCGATTTCCAATCAGTTACGTCTTGTGCCATTGGTACTTCAGTATGTAACCAATGCGCTTGCTGTTGTTTTAACCAATAATCGAAAGCTTTTGGATATTCAAAAGGCTTATAAACTATTCTTTCTTTAATTATACTCATATATCTTTATATATTACTCGTTAGGTTAGACAAAAAGATCCCTGGAAGGGCTCTCCCAAGGACTCTAAAATAAATATCATATATATTCATGTTTCTCAATATTCTTTTTACTTTTTTTCAAATATTTTTGACAGAGTCGCACTATCTAGATTAAATGTAGGTTTTGACTCGTCAGGTACTAATTCTGAAGGATCAGCTTTACCTTCGAATTCAATATGTCCATTGTTAGTATCCATCTTAATATTGTATGTCATACCATCTTGTCCATATCTATTTTTCATAACATGAATTCTACCAGTTCCTAGTACTTTATCCTCTTTCATTCTAGATAGCGATAAACAAACATCTGCTACCATCATCTTATCGTATGATCCTGCTGCTTTATCTCCTTCAATAACAGAATCTCTAGCTCCCATTCTATTAACCTGTGAAGGTGTAAGTATAGGTATTTTTAAATCTTTAGCTAAACCTTTTGTAGCTATAAAGTTATCGTCAATTTCGTCTTTACGTTCTGAGTATTTACTTTTAGATGGAGCTCTTAAGTAATCTACATAATCAATAATAATCATATCTGGTTTATGATCCATATCAATACACTTCTGTACGTGAGCTTTAATAGTAGATATAGATGCTCCTTTAGGTGGATATTCTTTTACTATTAATTTACCTTTTAAATTATTTACATACGTTTGAACGTCTTTTCTATGTTTATTTATTTCGTCAATATTATATCCAGTAAAATAACAATCAAACCTTTTACCTACATAATCTTCTCCTAACTCTAAAGTATAGTAATTAACTTTATGTCCTAATTGAACAGCATGTGCTGCAATAGCTACCATAGTCCAAGATTTTCCTCCTCCTGGGCTACCAAATACTATTCCTAAGTCACCCGGTCCAAAGCCTCCTTGTAATCCATCATTAAGTAGGGACCAAGGAGACGGTATAGTAGGCCTATAATCAACTCTATACCTAGTTTCAATATCTTTGTTATATTCATGTCCTATATTTTTATCCATTCCTGCTTTAATAGCTTTTTCTACTAAACCTCTAATACCATCAAAATCTCCTAACTTAAGTAAATCAGCAGAATTTAAAATAGCATTTTTCATCTCTTGATTTTTACAAAAATTAGTAAACTCTTCTTGAATATACTCGAGGTCATCTGTAGAAGCTGCATAAGAATTTCTTAACTCCTCTTTTAACGCTACCTGCAATACTTCATTTTCTACTTTATGAAGTTCTACTTTAAGAACATCCATAGTAACTACAGTATGGTACTGGTCAAAATACTCTACAATCTGAGTTATAATCCATTTATGAGAATCTGCATCAAAATAATCTGGGTATAGTACATCTCTAACGTTAAGTAAGAATTTTTTATCAGTAAGTAATGACCCTAGCACTTTTAATTGAAATGCTTTACCGTACTGTTGAAGACTTTTTAATGTCATAATAACCTATTTTTTAAAAACCGTTAAACCCCTAAAGTTTTCTAACCAACCTTCAGTATTTTTCGTTACACCTTCTATTCTATCAGTATCTAATAGATGTAAAAATGCTCCTGCTTGAAGGTCAGGTACGCCACTTTTAATAATATCTAATATAGTATTTTTTTCTCTATTATCCAACACACTTTCATGTAAATTCATCAATTTAAAATTAGTTTCTACTTTATCCCATTGATGAATAATTTTAGAGAATATTTTTTTACCTTCTAGATTTTTTTCACATACCTCAAATATGTAATCTAATGAAGTATTTGGTTTGTCAACTATATCAGGAAATTCTGATATTATAGTTTTTATACCTAAACCTTTTACTCCGCTCAAACCATCAGAATTATCCCCTAGTAATGCTTTAACTACATTATAATTCTCTGGTATTACTTTTATTTCTTCTTTAGTATTTTTTTCAGTATATACTTTTTTCTTAACTGGTGCATATACTTCTACATGCTCATTTATCATCTGTAAGAAATCTTTATCTGAAGAAATAATAGTTATTTTCTTTTTAGTCTTAGTAGCTTGTTGAGCTATATAAGCTATAATATCATCAGCTTCTAATTTTTCCATCATTATTTGATGAACTGGAAGGCATTCAAGATAGTCTTTTGTTCTAAATAATTGACCTACTAAAGCTTCAGTTTCCTCTTGCTTAGTATCGTATAATCCCCAGTGAGTAATCCTATTAGTAGCTCTATGAGCTTTGTAATTAGGATCTATATTTTGACGGTTTCCGGAACCTCCTTTACCGTCCCATACTATGATAACTCTAGTAGGATCAAATATTCTAGTAACATATCCTAAAGATCGCAAGAAGCCAACCAGGCCTCCTATGTGGTGACCTGTTGGACTCATTGCTTTGAGCAGGGAAAAGCTACGAATTAACATATTCATAGCATCGATCACCATAATGTGATCATTTAGCTCTCGGGGTGGGGTCTGCTTTAAGTTCTTTAGTATCTTGTCGTACGCCACTAGTCTAGTAAATTAGTAGTAATTTTCTCTTCTTCTAAATCTCCTTCTTCGACTAGATCGAAATCTAAGCTACCAACTAATTTTAACCAGTGTTCTTTATGAGCATCTCTGTACTTATCTATAGCTTTCTTATCATCTGCTATAAAACCATGTTGCGTCATAACTATTCTACCTCTAGACTGTACTCCTCCAATATGATTCTTTTCTATCTGAACGTTAGTTCTTTTAGCAAACTCTACTTGCATACCGTTTTTAATAGCTTTAATTTTAGACGTACCTGGGTTAGTAATATTACCAAAAGTAACTACTAAGGTTGCATCATACCACATAGACATACCACCTTTATTTTGTAATTTAGGCATACCCATTGGGTGCTCTGGTTTCATAGTCCATACTTTATTAATTGCTACTAAAGTATTAGTATAAGGAGAATTTTCTTTCCTAGATAAAAGAATCTTTTGATTTAGGTTATTTCCAAACTGAGTAGACATAGCTCCTGCATTCCATTCGTTATTATTCTTATTAGAACGAACTGATAAATCACAAGGAACAGAACCAATAGAGTCCCATAAGAAGCACATATCAAAAGGAAGATTACCTTTTGCCTGTTCATCCATAAGATCTGCTATATATACTGCTACATCTTCTATAGTATTCAAAACACCTCTATCAGCATATAAAAAATGACCTTCATAATCAGTGATAGTACCGTTTTCATCAGTAACTTCGCTAACTTCTAGTCCCATTTCTTTAGCATGTTCCCATGACCACTTCATCTCAGTAATAATAAAGACTGGGAGAATGCCCAATTTCTGAGCACTCACCGCAGCTTCAATTAGGGCAGTTGTTTTGCCCGTATCACTGTGTCCTCTTAAAAGAGAAATGTGACCGGTAGGTATACCGGGTAGGGAAGTAATATCTTGAAAAGCTTTAGATAAAGGTATCCAACCTTGTTCTTTAAACTTTACAGAAGAGTTTGAAAACCCTTTCTTTTTCTTAAAATTGCTTAAGTTGAACGACTTACGTACTGCAGAGGTCGCTCTTGCTTTTACTTCTTCTTTCTTTTTTGCCATTTCTACTCGTTAAATAAGTCATCAAATTTACTAACTGTGTCTTTGTTGCCAGCAGTAGCTGTTTCCAAAGTAAAGTCAGTCTTTTGAGGACTTCCTGAGCTTTCTGGCGTATTTGATTCCGAACCTGCAGCTGGAGTATTCTCCTCTGCTGATCCAGGATTCAAATAATTCTGAAGTTGTTTTTTAATAAAATCATAATCGTATTGAGAATGAACCTCTACCGGATTAGGTTGAGTTTTTAACCAAGAATCAACTAATTCATTATTATCTGATAAAGGTGATTGTTTTGGTTTAATTCTAACCGAAGTAGTAGGATAAGGGTTACCTTGTTGTTGTTCAACAATCATATCCCAACCATTGATTACGTCAGTAAAATCACCTACATCTTCATCTTCAGCTAATGCTAATAATGCTTTGTAAATGGTAATACCAAATCCCCATAACCTTACACCTTTATCTTCTTCACCTCTCACAATAACAGGTGCGAAAATTCTAGTCTTAGGGTTAAGTTTCCCTGCTAATGACCAATTATCCTTGTCTGAAGTCTTTTTTAGCTCCTTTACAAACTCTTCTATAGGGTCTTGCTTACCGAAATTCGATAAAGCTACCATTGGGTACTTCCCTATACCGTAATGAAACTTTAACTCTTTAAAAGGAAAAGTGGGATCAAAAGCCGATGGAACAATTCTTACTGTCTGTTTACCTAATTCAGGTCTCCAGAAGATTTTTGTGTAATCAGTTTTCTCTTGTTGCTGATTACCGTTGTTTAAGGCATCTAATTTTGCCTTGATCGCATTTAAATCCATAATATAACTTATTTTAATTATAACGTTTAATACAATATAGGTAATAATATTCTATTATCCAACTATATCTCTAAAATTTTGTATAATTTTGTGTTTATTCTTTTGAGATCTGGACCTTTGGTAAGAAGTATACAATTTCTGTAATCTGTCCAGCTTATCTTGTAAGTAGTATCTAAGACTCCTCCATTTAATTCTTTAATTAAAGTATTTAAAGCATTGATAGTATATAGAGTATTAGATTCTTTCTTTCTATGGACTAGAATTGTATTATCTAAAAAAGCTCCTACATTGCCAAAATCTACATTATAAGTACATATATATTCATCTTGACTCTTAGAGTAAAGAACAAATATTTTATTATAAATTATCTTATAACGTTCTTGAATTTGTTCAAGTACGCTCTCAAGCGAATCTTCTGTAGCAAAAGTACAGAACAGTTTATTACTCATATCTTCGTTTAAATATAAAGGTTCTAAATCGTAATCGAACCTGGAGGCTATAACATTTGCCATTTTATATAAATATTAAACTGTTTTACAAAACTAAATTATTGGAATATTTAAACTTTATTGGGTATTTTTTACCTTCTTCTAGTATATTTTTAATATCCTTTAAAGTTTCTTTTCCATCTTCTTTACAAAAATCAAATAAAATAGCATCATACGTGTATAAAACTATTTTTGATTTCTTATCTCTTAAGTACTTGAGTACTTCTTTCAATATAAGTATATTTCTTGAAGTTTCCAACGATTGCATAACATAATTCATTAATTTTTGTGGATGCATGTCTTTTAACTTAGTAGAAAAGGGTTTTTCACTGATAGGAGCTTTTATTTCTCCTTTCTTTTCAAACTCTTTCCATAAATCTTGAATAAACTTATTAATTTTTACAAAAACATCTAAAGATGCATGCTCTTCTGGTATCTTACCGTAGATAGCTTGAAAATTTATCTGTTTAGCTTTACTATATTCATCATCAGTAATTTCTTCTTTACCAAAATATAACTTTGCTAACTGCTTATGAGCGGATTCATTAGTAAGTGGGTAATTAATTTGTTCGCAAAGTAAGCGTAAGTGGTAACCGTCAAAGTCAAATTCTACAAAGTAATCGTTTTGCGGCTTGAATGCTTTTCTATGGTTTTCAGAGTGTGGAATAGCAGCATAATTAACACTATTAAAGGCATTGGTAGGCCGAGAAGTAGTATTATAGAGGTTATAATAAGTGTACGTAATATTTTCAGAAACATTGTAATCTGGGTTATTAGGTTTAAATAAATTTATAAAAGATTGATAAGTTAC